GCCCTGTGGCTACAGACGGAGTTCTCATCTCCATGCGCTCAAGGTCTGTAAATTCTCGTTGAGGAGCAACCATTGCACTTTCAATCAACCCAGGCAACGCTTGTTCTGCTCTTTGTTTCTTAGCCATCTCAGCAAATTGCAACCCCAACATCTTGTCCTGGATTGCCTGCTGAGTAGCACCACGATAGGCTTGTTGGCCTGCCATCAACCCCTGCCCAATGATCTGCCCGATATTCTGTTTTTGCGCGGACGGGCCAGAAGCCATGAGCAAGCCAATGCCCGTACCTAACAGCCCTTGCCTTTGCGACTCTTGGCGCAGACGCTCCATCTCTTCCGGTGTCATCATCTGACCCAGATAAGACGGTTGCGATCCAAACAGTTTTTGTAAATATTCGTCCATCATGTCCTCATATCAAGGAAATGCGTTTCTTACGCAACTCTGGGTCAATCATGCTCATAACGTCAGGAGACTGTATGGGTCGCGCTAACAAACTTCCTGGGCCAGTAGGCTGAAAAGACGCTTTTTTGATACCAGGAGACGAGGCAACTTGCCTTTGGTTGGATTGTTGCAACATATTCATGCCTTGCATACCCATACGCATACCGGCAGGAGTACCAGAAGAGAAAGCCATCTTAGCTAATGGCCCTCCAGCACCCGCATACGTTGCAGACCCACCTGTAGACATCAGGCCAGATAAACCAAACTCACCTGTCTGTGCAGCAAGCATCGCAGCTTGTTGCGACCCCATTGTCATACCTGGAAGACTTCCATAGGCAGTTGTTAAGAACGGATTAACAGTGCCAGCGGCAGCGGCAGCAGTACCAGCGGATGCAGCGGCCTGAGAAGCGGCAGCAGCAGTAGCCATCTCAGCAGCAGCGGCAGCAGCAGCGGCTTCGGCTGCACCAGCAGCAGCAGTAGAACCGATAACTTCGGCTGCAATGATAGGTTCTACGCCACTCACGACAACAAAGCCTTACCAGCTAAGGCAGCACCTAACACGCCCGCCATTGGGTTTGAGTAACTAGGCTGCACAGTCTGCATACCCATCGGAGAACCATACGCGCTCGATAAAAACGATTGCAAGTTTGCGTAAGGTTGCTGTTGTTGAAAGTTGAATCTCTGAATAGCGTCAGCAAGTGCCGCTTGTTGGTAAGCCTCTGTAGCCTGCCCGACTTGTGCAAGTTGTCCAATATCCGAGTAGTCCTGTGCGGCCAGACCTGGAGCAATCCCAAGGGCTTGTTGCTGTCTACCCCTTTCAGCCTCGTAGGACTGATAACCAAGCTGTCCTGCCTGAGAAGCTAGCGCATTTGCTAACGCACCTTGTGCGCGTTGCTCTTGGCTCATAAGTGCTTCGTTAGTCCCGTAGCGACCTGCGGCAGAAGCCTTAGAACGCATCTGGTTGATTGCATCCTGGTAAGCCGTTGTAGCCGCATCAAACCCAGGCTTTAGGGCAGCCTGCATGTACGGATTGCCGCCTAAAAAGTTACCCGTTAAGGTTTGCGAGGCTAACTGTTGAGCTTGCGGGGTAAGGATATTTCCTTGCATAGCCCTGTTTTGCATCGCAGACAAAGCAGCCTGCGTTTGTTGGCTTGGGCCTACATAAGTCTGCCCCTGATAGAACTCAGGCCCGCCGCCAGAATAAAGACGTTGCGCTTCACTTAGTCCGTACTGGACATAAGGACGCATGGCAGGATCAAGTTCTGTCCTGGTTACTGTGTTTGTTGAACCACCTGACATATCAAACCTCTCTTACCCACTTGCGGGGTCGAAAACCTAACGCTTTAGCTTTGCGATCCCAGCCTTTACGCCACGAATCAAAGCTGATAGTCCTTGCGCCACCTTCTCGCGCAACCAAGAGAACATGATCCAAGCCTGCATCAAAATCTCCCTTGCCATAAGCGCACCAAATATGCAAATTATCACCGATAGGCTGAAGAACAACAAACCCGCAAGGATAGCTGTCCTCAAAGTACATCCAAAGAAGTGATCGTCCCGCAAAGCAGTCCGAGTAAATGTCCTCAGGTATCCATGCCTCTGGGCTTTTCTTGAGGATGGTTTCCAGACCCGACCTAATAAACGGCCAAATCCTCCTGAGTTCGTCTGGCTTGATGTATCTTGCATTCATCCCACCACCACGTACCCATAGGTCATGTTAGACGTTGAGTTTGGATAATGCGTCACAGTTGCAGATCCATTTGTCACGCTGGAAACGTAAATAAGAGGGCCGTCTGATATGTGCTGCATAGTCAGAATGACTGATGGCGTTGCCGGTCTTGTTGGACTTGACTGTGTTCCGATGTATTCCAGTCTCACCTGTGTACTTGTCGCAGCCCAGATAAGCTCAACGTAGTCATTAGCCGCAAGATCAACAAAAAGATTCAACGCCGCAATCAAATGCCCGTCTGTCCCACCGTGAGAATTAGGAATCGAGAACTGCGAATTAGAGTTTGCTAGATCTGTACCGTTTTTTCTCAACCATAGGTCAGCGTCTTGGATCTGCGTATCAGCGTTTGCAAACTGCACAGAAAACTGGAGGTTGTACTTCCCCGCCGCCCTAACATTGATTCGGCTTGAGTTAGAAAGATAGACGTTGTTCGTTAAATCGGTATTCGAGAATGTGACTGCATAGGATGCTGTTGTGCTCGCAGCCGTTTGGTCGTTAACGTCGTAAAACGAGCCGTATGGCAATCCGCTTACATAGGCAGCAGCAGAGTAAGGGACAAGGATGATCTTGCTTTCTACCCCTATTCTCGCGTCTGTAATCGTGGTTGTGGTGGCGTTTCCTGTGGCAAGCGTTACCGTTCCGGTGTTGTTGGTCTTACCGTCCATGATGTTACGGACAATTTCGGCAACCGCTCGTTGATCGCCACCAAAGGGAGGCAGCGTACGAAAGATCATCTCACACCTTGAGGCACAAGCGTTACATCAACGCCAATAGCGGTTTTCCAATCGGAACCTGTTGGCGTTAAGGCAATACGGTGATAGTTGCCACCAGACCTAACAGAGATTCGATTGTCTGAATTGGCCGTGTAAGTTGTTGTTGGGTACTGAGGAAACGTAGACAGTAATTTCCTAGACAAGATCTGAATGCTTCCAGACCCATTATCAACAACAGGTCTCACAAGCGTACACACAGAAGGCATCCCGTTGATAGACAAATCTGGTGTTCCGATAACCCCTGTGGCCGGATCTCCAGAAAAGGCAACAATCTTTGCGCCTTTAACGCCCGTCATTAAAAGCTGACCGCCCGTCCATGTATACGAGTCAAGGCTTGCAGGAAGGCTGTCAATGCTCCCAAAGATGTCGAGACCTTCTAGGGTATAACCCGCTGTTGTAGCGGAGGCTATGGCTGTCGATGAAGCAATGTAATCAATATTTGCCTCGCCGTAACTCCACTTGTTCAAGTTAAAGTTGTAGATGATGACCTTTTGTACGGAATCGACAGAAGGGTAAGACCAAACAATGAGGTTGCGTAGCGGCTCAACAGCAACGGACATGCTGTAGGTTCGCGCAATATCCAAGTCGTTAAAGAACCACCGATCAACCTTCTCGGTAGAGATAGACTTGATTGACTGTCCGTCACAGACGTAGAACCCATCTTCAGACAGAAAGTAGGATATGCCTGCATACTTGATGATCGAGTTAGGTTCTAAACAACCCTGTCCCGTGGCTATCGTGTCAAACTGAAATACAAGAGGGCTTCCAGAGTAAGACATCCTGACGACACCACGCTCCATAAACACAAGCCCGTACTCGCCGCCCGTCAAGCCTCTTACGTCGCCAGCATCAGGTATGTCTTGGTAGTCCGCCTGTGTTGTTGCCGCTGGTGTCCAGTTTGTTTCGTCGCCAAGTGCAGACCACTGAACCCTGTTAGGGTAAATGGTTGACCCATTGTCATACCCGCATACAACAAAGTCCCTCACAACCGTGACATAGCGAGACTTCGGAGCATCTGCCGCAAGATCCGCAAAGAGTGTTGATGAGTCTAATAAAAATCCCTGCACCCTTGCGCCGCCATTTGCGGCTATGACTCGACTACCAAACTGAGCAAATCGCCACCGCTGCCTGTCTGGGGTAGTGTAGTTGCCCGTTTTAGACACGTTGTCCATGCTCTTGTCTGTCGGGTCAAGCGAAAATAACTTCGTTGCTCCTCCAGCAAATAACTTAAGTACACCCGTCGGAGATCTTGCAGAAGCAACCGCATTTAAGTTCTCAGACGCAGAGTCAGACCACTCCTCTACTTGAGGCAAAGGCCCGTAACCGTTAGCTTGTGGAACAACATTCTTAGCGTCAGTGATCGCTCCTGTTGCCCCAGGCTGATCGGGCATCCACTCACCAAAAGGAACCATCATCGCTTGGCCACCATCATTGTGAGCGGCACACCCGAATACTGACTCTCTTCGTCAGAACGGGTTAAAGAAGCGATAGCTCGATCATAAAGCGCACCCCAAGTCTGTAGCCTGGGGTCGTTCATAATGTAAGGCTCGGCCTCGCCTAGTGACGCATAGAGAAGTGCGTCCGGACAGGTCGTAAGCCAGAGATTTGACGTATTGCTCGTAGAGAGAAACGCAGGGGCTGCGTAGTACAAGATCTTGATCGTGTAATCGCTGTCAGGAATTGGCGCAAATTGAATCGTAGACCCAAGGATGGTGTAGAAAGCCGGTACTCCACTTTCGTTCGTCCTACCGTTCCGAATGAAGATGCTCGGCGTTGCGAACGTAACTGGGAAGTCGGGGTCAGAGTCAACGTACACATCCCTTGCTTGCAGGAAGTCACTAGGCAGACTAATTGTCGCGCCGCCAGAGGTTGCCGTTGTCGATGTTTGCGTAAGCATTTGACGCAAGCGTAGATCTCGACGGAGCCGAATTTCTGCAAGTTGGATGAAGTCTGGGATCGCGGAAGTAAGATCATCTCGTGAGAGATAATTAGCTATGGTCGTCTGTAGATCGCTGTAGGTGCTTAGGGCCATATTCGACATCGCTCCATCGGTATTCGTGCGTCCCGATGTGTCCTATTTCGAGGCTCAATTCGTGATCCACGAAAGTCTTTATCCCGTGGTCTAAGGCTTTCACACAAAAATGCACATCTTCGCCAATTAGACCACCCGCCCCCCATACTACATCAAACCACGGCTGAGGCATAGCCTCAAACACAGACTTATGGGTTAACACAACCCCAAATCCTACAGCCGTGACCTCTTCGATACCCTTCTTGCCTCGACTCTCGATCTTCTCAAAGATCTCTTTGTCTTGATGAAAGTTTATTGCCGTCGGTAAAACAGGCTTACGCCTTGTGACTGCGTTCACCCCAACAATCTTCTGACCGTGGGCTAACAATCGTTCTAACGTGTTCTTTGGGAACCTCATGTCGGAATCTACCCAAAGAATGTACTCAGCACCGTCTGCCAAGGCTTCTTTGGCTAAAGACTCTCTCTGACTGAATATGAGCGTCCCAGGAGCGGTGTACAAAAGGAACGATCCTCCCGTAATCGCGCACCTATTGGCCCCATCGTATGCAGCCAGACGAGCCATATCGAACGCCGTCCCCGTCATCATCGTGTCCCGACACGGAACACAAAAAGCTATCTTCATACTTTTCCTGGGCGAGTTCTAAAGTGTCTGTTTTCGGGGTCGTTCATCCACGCCCTGAATTTCTTTTCGTCTGCGACTGCAAAGCCTCGCATGATCCCTTGTTTGTTTAGGTCGTCAATCACCGCATAAGGTAACTGAGCGTAACGTGTCCACTCACCCCAACGCTCGCGCTCGTCAGTGGCGTTATAGAGTGCTTTGTTCTGCTCGATGATTGCAGATATGTCCTGAGTTCTCTCAAAGACAAACTGATCGTCAGTTGCGTGAAATTTAGTTTTGAGCATAAAAAAAGGGAGGTTGTTACGCCTCCCTCTTTTTTACCACAGTTTTTACTACGCCGTCTTGAGGTCAGCCAGAATACCGTGGGCAGCCTCGTTGCGCATCTCCAAGGTGAACTCCGCGAGAATCTGAGTTTTCTCAGAGTCGCCGGTTTTCGCTAGCTCGTTGGTTTGGAACGGACGCAGATAACCAACTGCTGCGTACTCCGGATCAAGGATGAGCGCATCACGGCTACGAACGAATCTATCAGGGATGACCGAAATTGAGCCGAAGTCACTTAAATAGACATCAGCCGCGCCAATGATGGTCGTCGGTGCGTCAGAAGGAGCCATATAACGCTGTGCTGCGATACCCGCAAAGGCCGAAACGGTCTGCTTAAGTGCAGGGCCAACCACGAGGATCTTGGGGCTTCCACCAGAGGTGTAGACCTGCTGCACACCATCCTTGAGGATCGTCTCGGTAAAGGTACGGGTCGTACCATCCGAGCGAGTGCTCACGCCGATTGTGGTGGGGTTAGCACCGTCGGTCGTGTTGTAGTTCGAGTTAGTCTTGAGCCAAGACAAAAGCGAACCCAACTTGCGAGCCGTGGATGAAGTGCCAGCACTACGTCCC